TTCGGCACACTTCGTCATCTCGGGATCGCGCAAACGGCTGCACGAATCCGCGCATTGCTCGCAGATGGAAGCGCACGCAGCGCATGTGTACGAATGGACGTCTGCCCCACGAAGCATGGTGTCTGCACTCGTAGAGCAAATGTCGGCGCAGGAAGCGAGTAACGTTATGTGGCGCTCCTGCGCGTACCCTTTCTCTTTCAGCAGGCAATAGCGGATTGCCTCGATGCAGGCGGCGTGGCATTGGGTGCAATTGGCGATGCATAGGGCCATTTCCGCACTGCGATTGTCAGCGGAGAGGCGATTCATCTGTGCTCTCCCGAAAAACCTGGCGGCCGCTCCCACTCGTTTGGCGGTCCCTCGGGATGCCAATGAAGTGCATCCGTTTTGCGCCGCCGACAATCCGGGGTAGTCGGAAGAGGCGGCCAACCGCTCCTGGTGGTCGCATGGCCGTGGCCAAGGTTCTCAAGCATCGCCCGCGCACGAGAACGACTTTGCGTAAGGGTCGGAATGTTCATGGTCGTGTTGCCTCCATCGCTTTGGAGGCGATCAAGGCGGCTTCTCTGCGTGCCTGCTGCGCGTTACGCGCGACCTCGGCGTTAGCCTTCTCCGTAGCGAATATTTGGGAAATCGCCGACGCGCCAGCTTCTGCTTCAAATGCAAACAGAATGCCCGCGGACAGTCTCTCGAACTGGTTCGAGCAGGTCTCGATCGCTTGCTCGACTATTTCATCGGGTAGCTTGCCAGCAGCCAGATTGCGACTGGCGCGAGCTGAAACGCACGCGTGGTAGTCAATCCGTAGCAGCTCTAGATGTCGGTCGTGCTGGGCAATACCGATCGAGGGCATCGCACACGCGAGAGAAGAGAGCACGAACACCTGAGCACTGAATCTGCGCATTCCGCACCGTGTTAGACGCCGACGAAGAACGGGGCATTTGCCCCGTTTTTCGTTGTGCCGCGTGCCTGGCCGCGATTAACGTCGGGAAGTCCCCGCCGCATCGCTCTGCGTCGGAGCGGACTTTTGATCGTCCGATTTGGCATCGGCCGCTGCAGATTGCTTCGCATCGGTGCGCGCCTGATCCGGGTTCGAGCCCGTCTGGCCGGGTTGGCCGGGCTGGGCGTTGTCTTGGCTCGTGTTGGGGTTCGTCATGGAAGTTGCCTTGCGAGAGATCCAAGTCGCTGGATCGTGATGGCCGTAGCCAATGATGGGCAGCCTGTGGACAGGCTTCGGAGGCTCAAAGGCGGGGTCGCAAGTCGGTGAGTGCCGCCGTGGTAGGCATCCTGCTACCAGGTGCTCAGTGACAATAGGACCAGCGTGGTGACGAGCGCGCGACGGTTGCGCTCCTGAGGCGACATCAAGTTGACGATGTTTGCGATTTGCCCCGCGCGTAGCGAAGTGCATCGCTCAGATTGTCGTAACGGTAGGCGCCGAAGCAGAACTTGGCGGAGTCCACACGACTTACGCCCAGGATGTCCATCTCTTCCTGCTCCCTGGGCGAGATCGCTTCAACTGGCGTGTGCATCGACGCGCCCTCCGCGCCCGTTTCCAAATTGCGCAGATTTCCCAGGACCGCGCGGTACAAATCGACGGCCTGCTCGGCTGCCATCGCCGCGTTGGTTGCAGCGGGAAGCGTAAAGCCATGCGCGATCAATGCCGCCGCTAACGTAGCCGCGGCATGTTTATCAGCGTCGTTGCTGCCTTCAATATTGCTGGACCGTTCGTTATCCATCTTGCCTGCTCCTAGGGCGCCCCATAAATGACCGGCGCAGAGCGCCTATCGTGCACGCTCGACCTGCGCTTGCGATGGCCAACCCTCGTACTCCGCTGCCGACAATGCAGCCGAGAGGAGTCGAACTTCGCTACGAGGACCAATTCGACTGACGTAGCGATCCCGCTTGGGGACAATAGATCCTGACCGCAGGAGAACCATGGCCTCGTCGGGCGATATTTCTGCAAAGCTGAAAGCGTCGAAAGCCGCGAGCGCTGCGAGCTGCTTGCCAAGCGAAAGCTTGGTCGCCGAAATTGACCCAGCGTAAGTCAAAGGGCCGAACGCGAAGGATGCCGCATGTGATGGAAGCAAACACGCCGGCACCAGCAGCCATGGGCCAACTGCGCGAGAGTAGATATCGATGGTCATGCGAGCGCACCCGAGGAGAGCTGCACGGAGGCTCGATGCATGGCGTCGGTGGCCAAGTGCGAGTTCACACTACGCCTAATTCTCGGCAATAGCCTCCCGCCCGTCTGAAGAAGATGTGCGGGAGCATAGTCCGCGTGGCTGCTTCTATATCGAGTTCGCCGCCAAGGCGGGTCGTGATCGCCCGCGGGTCACTGCAAAGTCACAGTCGCCGGCCCACCGTATGTATCTAACCGCGCCATTTCGCGTCTCTCGACATCCCGCCGAGCTGCGAACTGTCTCTGCGCTAACCCGCCGCGGTGTGCTGGCGTTGGGCTCCGCCCCGCGATCTCTATGTCCTTTGCTCACCCTGCGAAGGTTGACGGTCCCGACGAAGAAGCGATCCGTTTGCCTACTGCCGAGAGTGAAAGCTGGCTGCTGACGCCACTGCGCAGGAGGTTTGGTCATTCTGCCAGCCGGCCGGATTTCTAGGGAACTGATTGGTCAGTTTGATCCTGGGTTCCAGACGGAGTGCGTCGTGACTCGTGACTTCGCCGACCATCGCAGCATCGAAATGAATCGATGCGTCGCCCGCTGCATGGCTTGCCATATGGCCTGTGTCGAGGCCATCAACTACTGCCTAAGAAAAGGGGGCAGACATGCTGAAGCGCACCACATTACGTTGCTCGCTTCGTGCTCAGACATTGCATGACCAGTGCAGACCCCATGCTTCGAGGGGCCGACGTCCATTCCTACACCTGTGCAGCCTGAGCATCCATGCGAGCAATGCACGGCTTCATGTAGCCGGTTAGGCGACCCTGGCCAATTGCGTTGAAGCGCGCCGCCTTTGCGCAGAGAACTGCGCGGATATGTCGCCTCGTTAGAGTAAGACGGCAAATCACCCGTGCGATCCATAGTCCAATTGTGGATCCCTGAAGGGTGCTCGGCCAGACTTTGTTTGATCCTGAAGGAAACGCCGCCCCACCGACCATTCTTCGTACTCCGCATCTGTTACGGCGTCATGGTTGCTTGGAATCTTGGCTTCACCGGCCGTACGTGGTCCAGGAAGATTCACGGATCGATGCAAGTTCTGCCGTGGTCCTGGTTCTCGATCCGGGATCGCAGCCCCCTGGATAGGGGCGATGCCAGTGCCTTGTCCGTTCCATGCATCCCTTAGGCGTGGTTCGACCTGATCCCACGAAACCCCTGGCTTGTCAGCGGCGAACCATGCTCTTTCTGCGTAATGCTGTACTCCAGCCCATGGCGTGGACGGAAAGGCAGCCCTCAAGTTCCTTAGGTAATTATCGACTGCCAAGTTCACCGCAGCGGAGAGCACGTAATGTTTCATCTTCGCCCCCTATCGCTTCCAGTCGTCAGGTGGCCCGTGAGGATGCCAAGGCCCGGCATCGTTCTTGCGTCGCCGTAGAAGCGGGTCGAGCGATAACTCAGGCCAGCCGTTGCGAGCGGGGCTCGGCCCAGGCTTTTGCTCAAGGGCCCGCAGAATGCTATTCACTCTGCGCGCGACGTTGCGTCTATTAATTTTCATTCGTGCCACCAATGGACCGCTTAGCACCCTCAGGGGCGGAGCGGTCAGGCAGCGTCCGAGAGCCATCGCTGATGCGAGGCGGACTTCACTATGGACCCTTTCTCCTTGCCCAGTGTGACGGCGACGGTGGCAACGCAACGAGGCGCGCGTTGCGGTCTTGGCAAGCGCGCAGTGAATGAAGTCTCGTGAGCCCCAATGCGAGGGCCAGCGGATCGCGCACGGCACGCGGAAGCCACGCTCCCAGTTCGTCGCTTTCTCGCTGCGGAACGGCGTGGTGCCGCCGCGGGCCAGCTCATGCCTTCCGCGCCGTTCGGTCGTGTAGGCGACCATCGTGTTTTCCGCGACGCCGACGTGGGGGATCATCGTCGAGACCGGCGGCATTCGACCGCCAGCGCGACGTCGCTCTATTCGAGCGCTGAGCCTGTCGGAGCGCGAAGACGTCTCGCGGCGCTGGCGGTCGGGCAATCCATTCGCGCGATTTGCGGCAACGCTGGGCCGGGCGCCGTCGACGATCAGCCGGGAGATCCGACGCAACGGCGGCGCCGAGCGGTATCGCGCAAGCCTTGCAGACCAGGCGGCATGGGGGACCGGGCGCATCGGCCGAAGACTTGTAAGCTGGCACTGCATCCCACGCTGGCGGAACGGGTGGCGGACAAGCTGCAACAGCGCTGGTTGCCGCAGCAGATCGCAGGTTGGTTGATTCGTACCTATCCGGGCGATGCGACCTGCCGGGTGTCTACCGCACAGCTCTTCATCCAGTCGCGTGGCGCGCTGAGGAAGGAATTGCTGGAGCACCTGCGGCGCACGCGGGCGATGCGTCGTTCGCGCCACCACACGCAGAAGACCAGCGACCACGGCCGGATCAGCGACACCGTGTCGATCCGCGAGCGCCCAGCCGACGTCGTGGATCGCGCCGTTCCGGGCATTGGGAGGGCGACCTGTTGTGCGGCAGCGGCAACAGCCAGATCGCCACGTTGGTCGAGCGCAGCACGCAGCTACGTGATGTTGGTGAAGGTTGACCGCAAGGACACGCAGACCGTCGTGGCTGCGCTGATCCGCACTGCACGTCTGCTCCCCAACGAGCTCTACAAATCCCTGACTTGGGATCGCGGCAAGGAGCTGGCCGACTATCGTCGCTTTACGCTAGCGACCGACATCCAGGTCTACTTCTGCGATCCGCAGAGTCCTTGGCAGCGTGGGTCGAACGAGAACACCAACGGCCTATTGCGGCAGTACTTCCCGAAAGGCATCGACCTGTCCGTGTTCTCCCAGGACAAGCTCGATGAAGTCGCCAGGCAGCTCAACGAACGGCCCCGCAAGACCTTGAACTTCGAAACACCCCCGAGCGTTATCGACAGGCTGTTGCGTTGACCGGTTGAAACCGCCACCCATTGCATTTCGGGCATATCGACTCGCTGGCCACGATTCAGATCGCCGGTCGAGGCAGCCGGGAAGAAAGGCGTATGGTCATGTGTCGTCTCTTCCATAGACAGGAGATCGCCATGAATAGGCGACTTGTTGAACCTAAAGCGCGACCTTTACCTGATGGTCTCTATTGCGCAGTCGTTGCTACGGAGTACGCGGGGACGTGGTCGGAGCGAATTGTCCCCGGCTATGAACGTACGACTGAGCTCTTGGCCTTGATGGCGGCTGAGATGTACGCGAACTTTACGGACGAGTGGCGTTGAAACCGCTTCTGGTCGGAAAGTTTGGCGCTGCCGGCCGTGCGTCCATTGCGCGCCGTTAGGCCGCACGCTCACGTTTGCATGTTCAATTCTGAAAGGTGCTGGAGCCTTACAACTGCACCATCTCGCTCGGGCGAGCATCCGCTTCTGGCCGATAGCGGCCACCGCAAAGATCGCACATCAGGCTCACGTCCCAAGGGGTACAAGGGACATGCACCGCAGCGAATAAATAGCGCTGCCGCCTTGGGCCTCCGTGCAGCTCCAACGGAGACCATCCAAATGTCTTCGCAACCAGTTCGCGACGCGAGCGATCTCGCGCACGACCGCCGTGCTGAGCAATTGGGGCAAACGCTTCGGCGCGATCTGCCCAAGGGCCGGCTCGGCAATGAAAATTCAGTTGGAGCGCGTCGGTGACCATCGCCGACTCGCCGGTAGCCTTTGTAGGTGGCCCCATTCACGGGGAAAGGGGCCATGTGCCTGGCGATGCGCCTCAACACTGGCACTCACTGGGGGACGGCTCCGCAGTTTTGTACTCCTGCCGTGACGGAGCGGTGCATGATATAGATTCAGTAATGCTCCAGTTGTATGCCCCCGTCGGGATGTCCGAATACGCCGTTCGTGAGGCGGCTCTGGAACTGGGCTTGGTCTGGTAAGAGTCGCCATGCCTTACGATACCGAGTTGCATGCCAGGTTCATTCAGATTCTCGGACGAACCTACCCGGGGCAGACCTGGAGCGAAGTGGAGCCATATGCGAAGCAGGCATGGAACACAGTTGCCTGGCGTGAGCCGCGGCCGCGGGAAAACGCTCGAGACCGCTTGCAGAAGCAGAGGGAGATTGCCGAGCGGGACGCGCCTTAGACTGGCGTACTCGATGTCCGTATATGGACTCCTCCTCTGGTTGCAACACATCCCGCATCCGGCGCCCTGATCGACTGCGCACGTATATCCGGCCTCGGTGATTGCATCGCTTCGCGATGCGGACCTTGATGGGCTATTCGCGCGTCGGCTCCCAATCGCTTCTGCGTGCTTGTGCACGAGGACATTTCAGGGGTGTGCCGACGCCGGTCCGACCGGTTTGCCATCTTCGGGTTGTTCGCAATGCGCGGAGGTCTCCTTCTCAGGCGGCGGCCGCCAGGTTCGGTTGGTAGTCGGTGCCGTGGCGCAGCATGGCCCAGGCCATGCGTGCGGTCTTGTTGGCCAAGGCCACGCAGGCCACGTTGGGTGTGCCCTTTCAGCCAGCCGACAGACCCACCGACCGAGTCGGTCGTCCTTCCCCCTGGCCGTGCGCAGCATCGCCCGTGCGCCGTGCACCAGTAGCGAGCGAAGGTAGGCATCGCCGCGTTTGCTGATGCCCAGCAGGCGTTCCTTGCCGCCCGAACTGTGTTGTCGCGGTGTCAGGCCGAGTGACGCAGAAAGTTGTCGGCCATTGGCAAACTGCCTGGCGTCGCCGACGGCGGCCACCAAGGCGGTGGCAATGATCGGACCGACGCCGCGTAGTTGTTGCAGTCGCACTGCATTGGCGTCGCTCTGCGCGATGGCTGCGATGTCTCGATCGAGTTCCGCGACGCGATCATCCATCGCGCGGATTTCATGCCACATCCCGTCGAGCAGATGACGGAAGCGATCGCTCAGTCCGTTGTCGGCATCCTACAGCCAGCGCGGGATCGCGCGGCGCAACGATGACAGCTCCTTCGGAGCAGTCAGTCCGCCTTCGGCGGCTACCGAGCGCAACGCCAAGGGCGAATACCTGGACCTTGCGTGGTGGCTTCAACGTGCCAGTTACAACGCAGATCGCAGCCACCGGCGCCTGCTGCAGGCCAACGTGCCGCAACAACTCATCGTGGAGGACACGCGCCTGATTGGCCGCAAACTGGCCGCCGGCAGCCACCTCGTGGTCACGCTCGGCGTGGTCATGCAGCCCGACCGCCAGCTTAACCTTGGCAGTGGGAACGAACCGTCCGATGAAGTCATCACCGATGCGGGCCAACCCTTGGAAATCCACTGGCGCGGCAGCAGTTGCCTGGAGTTCGGCATACGCGAGTGAGACGGGAATTGACTTTGCGGGGCTCCGGCGGCCGCCGCAACCAGTGGCCCGACATATCTGGCGATTACGCGCACTGCCGACGAACGGGCTGGGCGTCCGCGTCCGGGCAGCGGGGGACGCTAGTGCACATTATGATTCGACGATGCTGCGCGGACCCGCGGCTTCACGATCTTCGCCGGCCACGCGACGCAACGGAGCAAAGCCAGCTCGTTGACGTCCCTGCTCTGTAGAGACCACTGCCCTCCAGGAGCCCGAACGGCAGGCAGAGCTCACATAGTGGCTTGCCTAGGCTTCCAGCAAGGCTGACCGGCTAGATCCGACTATGTTGGTTTCAGGTGCCATTCTCGATGCGCCAGAACCGGTGAAGCCCCTCGAACTGGTAGCCGAGACCAACTCATAGAAGACGGGCTATGCCGTGGAGCCGCGCATCGGTGTTTGCACTTCTGCGTTGGCAGCCTTCTCCGCTAGAAACCTGTCCGTTGCCGCTGCGAGGTCCCTAACGAAACGGATCGACTTCTTGAGCTCGTCCTTCGTAACAGCATGCGGGGAGGGCTGCCCCCAAACCGGTCGACAAGAGCGGTGAGCGATGTCACCTCGCTTCTTTGCAATTCTGTTGAGTTCCGCCCTTGCACGAGGCGGATCAAAGTTGTTCCAGGACCAGCCCTCGGTAACATCAATTGCAAGGTACTTAAGAAAAATCGCCCGTATCCGGTCGGCACTTGGTGTATGGAAATATTTTAGGTCGTTTTGCAGCGACTCCCTGTAAAGCAGGCCAACCGATGCGCGCCGTGCACTCCTCCGGCAACTTCGTCAGAGGCTTCGCCAATGCGGTCCTCTACATAGGTTTCAAGGGCGGCAAGCGCCATGACAAGGCTGGCGCGTTTGAGAACCTCCGCTTCGGGTGGAGGCGGCAGCTGGTTGATGCGATCAAAATGGTTCAGGAGGTCGGTTGCATCCTGGATCGCGTGCTCGAAGGATTGAAGCGCCCTAGAGCTCATACGATGATTTCCGCGGTGGCGATATTTATCAAAGCGCGCAGCTCCGCAACGGTGTACGGGGGATCGCGCCGATGGGCTACTGCGTGGCAGTTGGGGCAAAGCGGCACAAGGTCCGTCCGCGGGTCGACGAGGTGATCTGGACCAATCTGCGAGACCGGCGTGACGTGATGAACTTCAATGAGGCCTGCAGCCGCTGAACCATATCGATATCCCATGTCGGTGTCGCATGCTTTGCAGACATGGCCGTGAATCGCCAATGCGGCGGCCCTGTTTCGACGGTCACGCTCATAACGGTTCACGATCACCGCAATTCTTGCCCCCTCAGGAAGCCCCGTCGCGGTTTCGGCAGGATTGACGATATCTAGATCCTCATCTGCCTCCAACGGTAGCAATGCCACGATTGCGGCGGTCAAACGAGCTACCCAGCTACCGACAATTTCTTCGTCTGCTGCCGCGTTCCCATCGTTGATGGGCAGCATTCCCTTGCGCATCGACAGCGTCATGTTCTGCCAGGACAGGGCCCAAATACCCGCGGCGTCATAAGGGCATCGCTGACCATTCAAATCGAAGTCGATCTGAGCGCCGTTTTCCTGATTGCTGCGAAGGACTGAAACAAATGCAGCCTGGCCGCTTCGGTCAGCCTCTCCCATCGCCTGGATCAGTTCACCTGAAAAGCTTCCGGGGCGAAAGGAAAGGTCAATGTTTCGCCAGCCGACCTGCACGTGCAGGACGAACGTATGCGCTGCGGGATGATGCGCGGGCCGCAGCTGATACGAATGCGTGCCGTCCGCCGCCCTCCCGCCGCTCCCTGAAAATTCCAGCCCGGTTTCTGCGGAGATCCGGGCCGCGAGAGACCCCGCGTTAAGCGTCATCCTCATCCGCTCCCGGCTCGGGCAACGTTTCCACGAGCTTCTCCAGAATGCGTGAAATCTCGTAGCGCATGTCCTGGAACATGCTGGCGGTTGTGTCCTGGACAGTGGTCAGTTCGGCAACGCACAAAGCCCACATGAGTGAATCGAGTCCCTGCAGCGTGACGCTTCGGTTGAGATTTGGGACGTACACCTTGTGATAGTAGGGGTGACTGGTGTTCAGCTGCACCGCCCGGTTTTGGTCAACCAGCGCAGGTTGAAACAGCAAGCCATTGTTGATGCCTTCGACGGGCTGGACAAATACCTCGCCGGGGCGTTTGGCAGTTGATAGCGGCAACTTCAGCCGGAAGACGCCATGCTTGTTCTGGATTTCCGCCTCCCCCTTCGATGGATCGGTTGCGGTTACCCTTGCGCCGCCCGCGGCGGCCTGCCGGTTCCGAATGTTGCTGTTGGAGTTGTCGTGCGCACCGGCGCTCTGCTGGGTAATTCGCTTCTGCTGGCCCTCTCGCGAACGATTGTTTGCCTCCCTGCGAGGAGCAGGAAGAAACTGCTTCTGCAGCCACTCGGCCAGATCATCGTTGAGAATGATCTGCGACTTCTTGATGTCGAGGTGAAACGCATCGTCGAGCTTATGGTCGAAGGAGAATTCGACTCGCAGCAACGTGAGGTGCGGCTCCTTCTGATAGAGGCCCAGCCAGTCGGCGTCGTGAATCAATCGATTTTCGCGATAGATGTAGATGCCCTGCCGGTCGTTCGAAAGTTGGGCCGCCTGCGCCAATTTGTCGTCCGGAAACTCTTCCCGGCGAGGAAGAATGTAGGCGCGCACCGTGAACGCAGCTTTTTTTCCGTCCGGCAGTTCCGTAACGATTTCTTCCTGAGCCACCAGCTCGGAGAGCCCTCGCTGGAACGGGTCCCATGCGTCCACGGCTGCGCCATTCAGGCGAATCGTGACATCGCGGGCGCGCATGTCATTTGGATCAAGGAAGCGCTGGTACACCATCGCAAGGTGGCGGCGAAGGCTAGCCTCTTTTGTGCGGAGGGCCTTCTTTGCGGGCGTGCCATTTCTGTTCTGGTATTCCTTTATCAGACGGTCCACGTCGTCCCACAGCACAACCGTGCCCGAGTGGCCGGGCGCCAGTTCATCGAGGTATTCAATGGCCTCCGGATCACAGTCAGCCGTAAGCAGGAGCGACCACTTCTTTGCATGAGCGACGTGCATGAGGTCCCACGTCGCCATCAACGGAGAAGTCTTTCCGTCAGGCCGGGAGACCACGGAAAGCCTTTTGCAGAATGCCGTGGAGGCCGTCTTCAGACCCAACCCATACTTGCCCAAGCTCGCGGCACTGGGTCGCGCCCTTGAGCCGTACTGCATTGCGTTGATCAGGCCAAGGCGATCCATCCCGTCGCCGTTATCCACGATTGACAGCCGGATGTTGCCCCGGTGGTCAGCGCCGAGCCATAGATCCACTTTGGTGGCATTGGCAGCAATAGAGTTATCAACAATGTCCGCCACCGCCGTTTCAAACTCGTAGCCGGTATCGCGCAAACCAACGATGACCCGTTCCGGATCAGGCGGAAGCTCAAACTCCTCAACAGTCATTGCAATCCCCTTATCAACCTAGTTTGACGACACGCCAACCACTTCCCAGTTTGAGGACACCACTCTGCTGCGCGGATGCGTCTCTCTTCCGGCGAACGTTGACGCGGTACCTGCCGTTGTTTTCCGTTAGCACGAGATCATCCCCCTGCACCAGACCCGCCTGCCTGATGAACTTTGTCATTCGCGTCAGCCGGTACTCGTTTCTGGTGCCCCCAAAAAACTTGTTGTTGTAATAGATAAAGGCGAATTCCCAGAACGTTCCTGTTTCGTCCACGAAGCGGATGTGGCATCGCGGGTTCAGCACGCCAGGATCAAGGGCGGGAAAAAAAGACAGCAGTTGATTGTCTCGAGGAATCAGAATCCCCGCCTGATGCCCACCTGTTTCGCCGGTGTCATTGGCACTGAGCAACTTTGCGATCTGACGCTCCATCAGGACCCCAATTTCTTGCGTGACGGCGAACGGCTTAGCGCCGAAATGATATCTGCGTAGTCGTCGTCCTTGCCGGCGACGCCCACGACGGCAGTGTCTGCAATTGCGCGCTTTCGCTGAAGACGTTCGGCAATCACATCCTCGACCGTATCGGCTGCTACGAGGCGATGGATCGTCACAGGCAACTCCTGACCTCGTCGGTGGGCGCGAGCCGAGGCCTGATCCTCGAGGGCGGGATTCCACTCCGGGTTGTAGTGAATTACATGGTTGGCCGCGGTGATATTTAGGCCGGCGCCACCCGCACGCGGGTTGAGGACGAGCGCGGCAGCCCCCTGCACAGCAAAAAAATGGTCGATGAGAGGCTGACGTTCATCGATCGGAAGACGCCCGTCGATAATTCCCACGAAGGCGTGCAGGGAGAACTTCACGTGCTCGGCAATCATGTCGGCCATACCCGTGAACGAGGTAAAGACCAAGACCTTTTCGTTTCTTTGGAAGATTTCCCGCAGGATCTCGTCAAGGCGCTGGAACTTGCTGAAACGCAGTGGGTCACTCTCGGCATTCTTGAGTAGCAGCTCCGGATGAGCGCAGAACTGGCGCAACTCGGTCAGCGCTACTAGCGTGGCCGCTGCGCCGTATTCGTTCGCAATTCGATCTCGCGTTTCGTCATAGAGGACTGCTTCTTCTTCGGAGAGATCGATGACTTGGGGAATGTCAATCCGTTCCGGCAAATCCTGGGCCACATCCGCCAGGCGGCGACGCAACATGAAAGGTGAGACTTCGGACTCAAGGCGGCTTGCGCTTTCCACATCATCGTGGACATTTGCCTCGAATGACTGGCGGTCTCCCAGCTGGTTGGGAAGCACGAAATCGATTATGGACCACAGGTCCAGCAGGCGGTTTTCAACGGGAGTGCCGGTCACGGCAATCCCCACGCGGCGACGTAGGCGCTTGGCGGCCCTGGTTCTCTGCGCGTCTGGGTTCCGGATGAACTGCGCCTCGTCGAGCACGACCATGTCCCACTCAATCATGTTGAGCAGGCTGTTGTCCCGAACTACATTTTCATAGGACGTGATCACCACGTCGTACTCTTGCAGTTCGGCAGGGCGCCCAGTGCGGGAGTGCCCATGGTGCTTTAGCGTGCTCAGCGTTGGCGCGAATCGCGCGAACTCCCTCCGCCAGTTCTCCAGAAGCGACCCGGGAGCGACTATCAGGCATGGCCCGCGGGCATCCGCGCCAGGATCACGGATCGCGGCGATAACCTGCAGGGTCTTGCCCAAGCCCATCTCGTCTGCAAGCAGACCGCCCAAGCCTTCGGCGCGAATGAAACGCAACCAGCGCCAGCCAGCAAGCTGATAGGGATAGAGCCTGGCGTCAACGCGAGGCTGGTCGTCGCCGGAAGGGGTAAAAGCGAGAGGGGAAACTGACCTGTCGCCGATCAGATCTTCCACTGGACCATCTGCCGCAGCCATCGTGCGCATGCGGAGAAAGGTTTGCAGTGAGCACGCGCCGAGTGCGGCGGAGGCGTCCTTCAACAGTTCAGCGATTTCCGACGAAACAACTGCGTCAATCGGATACCAGGTGTCTCCCAGTGCTACATGGCCACGGGCAAGATCGACAACTGATAGTGCTTCCACCGTCCCCCGACTTTGCCCTCGCAGAGTAAGTTCGGGGTGTCCGTCTTCATTCAATTCCAGCACAAGCGCGGGAATCAGGGGGTACCGGGAGAACTTGAGGCCTGGGGGAGCGCGACCCTCGACCATTCCCTCAATGGGCTGTCGTTCGACCAGGGCGCGATAAATATCATCCGCCGTCGAATGGACCTCAGTCCCTTCTGCATCTACGAGAAAGAGCGCCCTGTCGCGCCGTTCCCATCGTGGAAATTGATTCACCCGCCCCGTCACGTCGCTCCCTACCGAAAATCACCCCTGCCACCGGTACACGAAGCCAGAACCCCAAAGCATTCTGGCACTCGGACTAAACACGCGTCCAGGTGCTCGCCCTCGACCAGGCACATGGTCGGAGTCCTGCATCTCGGCAGGTGAGATCAGCCTTCATGACGATGACGGCCCATGATGCCTTAGGCATGCCGCGCCTTCCCCGCTTCCACCAGCCCCTTGGCGCCCACTTAGCCTGTTGACCGGGGGAATCTCGTCAGACAGACTGTCCGGAAAAATACCCAGAGGCAATGCATGAGCCAATTGAGTCCTCGCGACCTCCTTCTTAAGGTTCGCCAGCTGATGACTCAGCAGAGGGTCGCCGAGCGCCTGCAGACCACCTCCCGCACCATCTCGAGGTGGGAGCGCGGCGAAACGCGCTGCCCGCCGATGGTCGTACCTGCTCTCCAGGAAATCCTTGGGGTCAGCAAGTCGGCTCAGGCCGAAGATTCCGCCTTCTCGTTCATTGATCTTTTCGCGGGGATCGGCGGCATTCGAATGGGGTTCGAGAGAGCGGGCGGCAGATGCGTGTTCACCAGCGAATGGAATGAATGGTCATGCCGGACATATAGGAACCATTTCGGTGAGCATCATCCGATCGTCGGTGACATCACCCAGGTGGACGCGAACGACGTACCGGATCACGACGTGTTGCTGGCGGGCTTCCCGTGCCAGCCATTTTCACTGGCCGGCGTGAGCAAGAAGAATGCGCTAGGTCGTCCTCATGGATTTGACTGTACGACGCAAGGGACTCTGTTCTTCGACATTGAGCGAATCATCGCCGCAAAGCGCCCCAAGGCGTTCTTGCTTGAAAATGTCAAGAATCTGGTCAGCCACGACAAAGGGAACACGTTCCGCGTAATCAGGGATGTTCTGGAGAACAAGCTGGGCTACAGGATTCACTACAAAGTTGTTGACGCAAAGCACTTCGTGCCGCAGCACCGGGAGCGAATTCTTATCGTCGGTTTCCGAGACAACACAGATTTCACTTGGGAGGATTTGCGGCTTCCCGAACAAGGGCCAGACATCACACAGATCCTGCACCCCGAAGATGGCAGCGAGCCGGCCGAGGGCCCCTTCACTTCCGGGCCATTGTCCAAGGTGAATCCAAAATATGTTCTCACCGAGAACTTATGGACGTACCTCAAGAGCTATGCGGCCAAACACCAGGCGGCGGGAAATGGATTTGGATATGGACTTGTTAAGCCTGGAGAGCACCGTTATACCCGTACGCTCTCGGCCCGCTATTACAAGGATGGCAGTGAGATTCTGATTTATCGCGGCAAGGGGAAACGGCCCCGGCGACTCACGCCGCGCGAATGCGCGCGCCTCATGGGTTTTCCCGATGACTTTGAGATCGTCGTGAGCGACACGCAGGCCTACAAACAGTTTGGCAATAGCGTTGTGGTGGACGTGATGGAAGCAGTCGCCAAAATCATGGCGCCCCGAATCGTCGAACTGAAAGGCCGGGAGGCCGGTGGAGTCATGCAGCCCCGATTGAACGTGGCCGCGTAGATCGTCATGGCAGATGTCGTGTCAGCCGAGGTACGGAGCCGGATGATGTCTGGCATCCGCTCCGCGAACACCAAGCCGGAGATGGTGTTACGCCGGGCACTGCACGCCCTCGGCTTCCGTTACCGCCTCCATGAGCGAAATCTTCCAGGCAAACCGGATATCTACTTGCCCCGCTACAAGGCAGTAGTCTTTGTCCACGGATGCTTCTGGCATGGCCATGATTGTCCGTTGTTTAAGGTGCCTGCCACTCGCCCCGAGTTCTGGCTGGCGAAGATCGAACGTAATCGCGCAATCGATAACCGAAACGAGCAGGCCCTATCTGCCTTGGGTTGGCGAATCGCCGTGGTGTGGGAGTGCGCTTTACGCGGCAAGTTGGCTAACGCGAACGAGGTCGCGCTCGATGTGGCTCAGTGGCTAGGCGAAAGCTCACCAACGATCGAAATCAGAGGCGGTGGAGGCAAACACGCCAAGGTGGAGAGCGATAATGTTGATGCCTAGTCGACCGTCGACTGTAATGCACATTGCGCGCCCGTTTTTGGTGCTTCACGGCCAAGCACGCGACAACCTAGAAAACTTGCCCGAGTTTTGATCGCCGGCAAGGCCGGGCCGCGACTGGCGGCCCCGGCCTTCCGGTTTCACTTTATGTGCGCGGTGGCAGTTGAATTCCGAGTCGTTCGCATTCCTGTCGGTAGTACACCAGCAGGCCCGGCTCCCTGCCCTCGCCAGTGATCCACTTCAACGCCTGCGCTGTGGAATCAACCTGGTCGTCGTACTTGCCCTTCGGGAACGTCGTCAGCTCCTGCACATAGTCGGGCAGCCAATGTGCATCCTTCGGCAGCAGCAAATGGCCATTCTCGATTTCCGGCGTTTGCGCCAGCATGCGCATCAACTTGTCGCCTTCGCACTTGATGCCTTTCACGCGCGACAAGGTCTCCCGCAGCTCCTGGACCAACTGGATGCCTGAGGCCTTGTCCTCGATCAGGACTGCGCGCGCATTCCATGCTTCTGCTTGGGCCACCACCGCGCGCTTCAGGTCCGGATAGCTCATGCGCTTCCGCAGGACATGCAGCAGATACATGTTCTTGTTCTTCACGCCCCACGTGGTGCAGACGCTGTAGTCCGCAAGCTCACTCTCTTTGTTCGCGGTATCCCAGCTCTGGACGATCGTGTCGAACTTCTCCGGTTTCTCGGCTGGCGCGTAATACGACAGCCATTCCGCCTTGACGATGCCGCCCCCCAGCGGGACCGGCGCCTGCAGGTACTGCGCCGAGAAGCTGTATTCCCCGAGCGCGCTGCGAAGTCCATCTAGCACCTCTCGCGGCTCACGATCCGGATGCAGCAACTCACCTGCGGGACGCAGGTAGCGGTTCCTACCAACGAGCGTGCCGTAGTTCCAGGTCTCGTCCTCCTGCGCAATCGCCGGGAGATTGACGACTTCCCACGCCTCCTTCTCCAGGACGTGGCCGACCAGATCGTCCAGATGCAGCCGCTGCATGATGATTACGATCGCACCGGTGCGCTTGTCGTTGAGGCGGGTGTAGAGCGTGTTGTCAAACCAGTCGTTGGCGGCTTGGCGCTGCGCCTCGGACAAGGCCTCATCAGGCTTGACCGGATCGTCGATGATGATGATGTCGCCGCCGCGACCCGTCAGCACGCCGCCGACCGAGGTCGCCATTCGACCACCCCGCTGGGTGGTCTCGAAGTCCGCCGCCGCCGAGCGCTGCGCGGCGAGCCGAGTCGCAAAAGCCCGCTGGTACCAATCTGACGACATGACCGCCGCGGTGTCGCGGGCCAGCTTATTGGACAGTTCTTGGCCGTAACTGGCGCAGATGATCCGCCTGGACGGCTCCTTGCCCAACACCCACGCCGGAAAGCTGACCGAGGCGCAGATGGATTTCAGGCTGCGCGGGGGTACGGTGATGATTAGACGCCGCAGATTACCTTGGTAGACCTGCGTCAGCCTATCGGCCAGCAGATCAATGTGCCAATTGTGGGAATACGTTGTTTGGGGATCGAGGTGCGTGAACGTGCGGGCAATGAAAGTCGTCAGGTCATTGCGCAGCAGCACGTCGAATTCGTCTTGGGTCAGGTTCATGGCTTGCTCCTGGAAGGGGGAAGGCGTGGTTCAGTGCGGGTCATTCATCGAATCCTTCTTTTGTGTCGGAATGCCGAGGCGCCGCGCCAAACTCGCCATGACCGCTGCGTCATTCGCATCCAAGGCCGGAGTTCCAACGGGAGTTTCCACACCGACTAGATGAGCGATGCTCAGCATTTGCTGCATCGCCTTGGCATCGCCCTTGACCGCACGATTTGTCATCTGCGTAAGCGCTGCATCGAGCTTGGTGATCGCTTTACGCTTGCCGTTCTCGATGACGACGACCTTCTCCCTGAGCGCGCGGTTGACGGAGGTAGCCAAGTTCAACGAGCCCTTCGGCCGCCCTTTTGGATTCCCCGACTGTCCAGGCTGAAAGCGAGAATGTTGAGGCGGCTTCGCATAGCCCACCACGTAGTCCGACTTCTTCTTACTCATGTCCCCTCCTCGATGCATGCAACCTCTGGCGCTTCCAACGGACCAACGTCTGCTCGTTGCTGAGCGAGCGCATCGAATGACTTGCTAGTGGCTTCATGCAGCGCGCGCTGACCGGTCAAGCGTTGCCAACGCCGAATCGACGTGTCGACGTAACGCGGGTCCAGTTCGATGCCCATGCAGGCGCGGCCCGTCTTCTCGGCCGCGATGACGGTGGTGCCGCTCCCAAGGAATGGATCCAACACGATATCGCCGCGATTCGAGGCATCCAGGATGGCGTCCGCGACCAACGCCACGGGCTTGACCGTGGGATGCATTGCCAAGAGGTTGCCCTCGCCTGTTTCGCGCGCAAACGAGTTCACGCCAGGATACGACCACACGTTCGTTCGGTTGCGCCCGAACTTGCCGAGTTGCACGTTATTGGTATGGGGTCCATTGCCGGACTTGTAGACGAAGACAAGTTCGTGTTGGCTGCGGTAGAGCGACCCCATGCCGCCGCACCCCTTGTCCCACACGCAGGTATTCTTCAGGTCGAGCTGTTGCGCATCTCCGGCGGCGATCAGCTCCCGCGCATGGCGCCAGTCCATACATGCATAGATGAGTGCCCCATCGACGCAGTGCATCTTGGCCATGCCGAGGAACTGCGTCAGAAACACGGTAAATTCGTGCGACGACATCTCGCCACTGGCCATGGCGAACTCGCGATGCTGGATCGTCCCCTTGCCGCTGACATGCCCGTCGATCTGGACGTTGTACGGCGGATCCGTAAACGTCATCGCCGCGCGTGCAGTGCCCAGTAAGTCCCTGTAAGTCTCTGGCTCCAACGCGTTGCCGCAAATGATCCGGTGTCGCCCGAGTCGCCAGACATCGCCGAGGACCGAGACCGGCGGGCCTTCCGGAGCGATGTTCGATGAGTCGTCAGGTTCGTCGGAGACATCACCCAGGCTCTGGATCAACAGATCGATCTCCGGGAGATCGAAGCCGATGGCGTCGAGGTCGAAGTTCAGATCCGCGTCGGCGAGCTCTTTCAGATTCTCTCCGAGCAGGCGCTCGTCCCAGGTCGACACGTCGCAGAGTCGGTTATCGGCAATAGCGTAGGCGCGGACTTGCTCCGGCGTCAGGTGCTCCAGCCGGATGATCGGCACCTCCTGCCAACCCAAGTGCTTGACCGCCAGCAGGCGCCCGTGACCGGCGATCACACGATCGTCGCGATCAATCAGCAGCGGACAGTTGAAGCCGAACGCTTCAATGCTCGTGGCGAGCTGCTTGATGTGACGCTCCGGATGCAGGCGCGCGTTCCTGGAATCGGGTTGCAATGCGCCGACCGGCCTCATTTCGATGACCAGAGTCGGCGCAGAAGGACTCTTCTCTCGCATTGGTTGTCTCCTTTATATGCGTTTTTACATCTAATATGGCAAATGAGAAGAGCGTTAGCCCTTCGGACCCGGGCGGGTGACCGGGGCATGCTTGACGAGGCGCAACAGATAGACCATCAGCAGCTTCAGACCAATTACGTCGTGCTCTTCGCCGCCAATCTCTTCGACGAGATCCCAGGGCTTGCGGCCGGGTTTCGGATCAAATGCCATCGCGAACGCGATCTCCCCCGGGTTCTCCGAGTACTTGTCATGAAGGCGAACCACGCGCTCGTCGTTCACCAACACTCGCTCGCGAGGGTTGCCATCGAAGATCTGGGGGTGTGCGGCGAGCTCCAGATAAGCGGCGCGGTAGACCTCTCGAAACTGCGTCCGTTGCTCCGCCAAACGCTTCAGGAAGCGCGGTTCGATGCGGCGCCGAAGTCCTTCGTACGCGATCCCCAGCTCAATGAGCTGGTAGAAGCCGTACGACAGGCGAACCCCCCTCCCCTTCCCGAGTTCGTGGGGGGCGAATGGGATGTCCAGCTGGCGCAGGTAGCGCACTTGATCGGGCAGCGGGGGTGTCGGTTCCTTGCCACCCGCCAGGCACCACAGCACCTGACCATGCGAAAGCGCGAGACGGGGAACGGATTCGGCCATGAAGGTATTAGATGTAATTTCTCCTACATCCTACGCCGCCTACTTGCCCTGTCAATGCCCCGCGATGAAAGGAACGCAACAACTCGGCGCGTCTTCGCACCGGCCAGACTTACCGCTTGCCTGCAGGTCGACGCTTGCGCTTAGACACAGGCGCAATACGCGCCTCCCAGCGATCGATCAGGTCTCGAAGATCGACGTCCAGCGCTGCACAGTAATCACGCAACTCGACCAGATCCAGGCGCCGAATCCCCAACTCCACGTTGCTGACGTAGGTCTGGTTACGCCCCATGCGTTCCCCAAACTCGGTTTGGACGAGTCCCGTTGCCTCGCGCAGCTCCCGCAGAAGCGCGGCCAACTCGATGTTCTCGGTTCGATACAGGCTCTTGGCCACGGGCGCCCCCGGCAACTGAGGCTTCCGACCCTATAAGGCCGACCCGAATACGCGGATACCCGGTTTCCGGGTATTCGAGCTAATGTGTGGCCTACCCCCTCCGGGCCCCCTGTCTCGGCCCGCACGCAAGCACAACCAACCTGGAGAACGATGTCGTGGCAAAGACAGAAATCTGCTCGCACTGTGGCTACACCGGAACGGCGAAGAAGGTCACTAAAGGCAGCACGCTGATGGAGCTTGTCCTCTGGCTGTGTTTCATCATTCCGGGCCTGCTGTATTCCATGTGGCGCCTCTCTTCGAAGCACATGGCTTGTCCGCAGTGCGGCTCAACCCAACTGCTTCCGCTGGACTCGCCGCGAGGCAAGAAGCTGCAACAGGAATTCAGCCACTAGCCTGCGTACAGGCACCCGGGTGACGGCGCCGCAGCGCCCCTGGCGTCGAGTTGACTGCATGGCCCTACCAGAGCGTGCATAGGGGCAAGGAGGCCCCTATGCCCAAAGCTGCAGCCCGTAAGCCCGCCGCCCCACCCGTTGACTGGACCACCCTGAAAGACCTGGATCGGAGGGGCTTGGCGGAGGCCTGGCAACGCGCCTTCGACAAGCCGATCCCGCCCAAGCTGTTTCGCAACACCGCAATTCCACTGCTGGCCTACCGCCTGCAGGAACTGCAATCGGGCGGCCTGTCTCCCGCCGCCGAACGCCACCTCGCCGCCCTCCTGCCACGGTCCGACGGCACGTCTGCCCGGCCGCAGGTCCGGCGCGTGAAGCCAGGCACGCGGCTGCTGCGGACATGGCAGGGCCGCACCTACGCGGTCACCGTCGCCGACAACGGGTTCATTTGGGACGGGCACACCTACCGAAGCCTGTCGGTGATCGCCCGGAAGATCACAGGAACCGCCTGGTCCGGCCCGGCCTTCTTTGGCCTCAAGGACCGCCCTGACGGCGGGAGGGCCAAGGCATGAGCCAGAAGGTCCTGCGGTGCGCCATCTACACGCGCAAATCCACCGAGGAAGGCCTCGACCAGAACTTCAACTCACTCGATGCCCAACGCGAAGCCTGTGAGGCTTATATCGCCAGCCAGCGCCACGAGGGTTGGAAGGCCCTCAGCAAGCGCTACGACGATGGCGGGTACTCCGGGGGCAATCTCCAGCGCCCTGCCCTGCAGAAGCTCTTGGAGGACATCAATGCCGGGCACGTCGACCTGGTCGTGGTCTACAAGATCGATCGACTGACCCGATCCCTGACTGACTTCGCAAAGATGGTCGACGTTTTCGACAAGCACAGCACGTCGTTCGTCTCCGTGACCCAGCGCTTCAACACCACCACGTCCATGGGACGGCTCACGCTCAACGTCCTGCTGTCCTTCGCGCAGTTCGAGCGTGAGGTGACCGGAGAGCGCATTCGGGACAAGGTCGCGGCATCCAAAGCCAAAGGCATGTGGATGGGCGGCCCCATTCCCTTGGGGTACGACCTCAAAGATCGCGCCCTTGTCGTCAACACGAACGAGGCGGAGACCGTTCGAAAGATCTTCAAGAGATATCTGGTGCTTGGCTGCGTGCAGAAGCTCATGCTCGATCTCGAAGCAAGCGGCACCAAGTCGAAGGTTCGCGTGAGCCGCGCAGGTAATCGAAGCGGCGGGCAGCGCTTCACACGGGGGGCGCTCTATCATCTCTTGCGCAATCGCTTGTACTGCGGCGAGGTCCACCACGCCGGCAAGCATTACCCAGGCCAGCACAAGTCGATCATTCCGCAAGCGCTTTGGAAGTCCGTCCAAGATCAGCTCGACGCCAACCATCAAGCACACAAGACTAAGACCCGTGCAAAGGCCTCAAGCCTCCTAGCCGGACTGGTGAGTACTGACACCGGCCACCCACTCACGGCGACACACACAAAGCGTCACGGAAGGCGGTATCGCTATTACATGCTGCGCCCCACACCTGAGGGAGAAAAGTCCAAGGCGTCGTTGGCAAGCATTCCTGCCCACGACTTGGAGCGCCTGGTCGAAAACGAGTGGCGGGCGCTGCTCACTGCAAAGGATTTGGACAGCCTGCTTGGAGTGAGCGAACCGAACCGCGGGAAAGCCTTAAGGCGAGCGGGCCATGATCTTGCGCTGGAATGGGAGACCCGCACGACAGGCGAGAAGCGGCAGTCTTTCCAGACATGCGGATCGAATGTCGAGGTTTCCGCCAGTCACATCAAATTTCACGTTGAGATCGCTGCCCTTAGGAAGTTGCTTCTTGGCACCGATGGCGCCCCGCCCGGCCACGACACCGCAGCGCGCATCACCCGAACCATCAACACCTCGGTGTATCGCTTGCGCGGGGAGGTGCGAATCTTGGGGGACGATTGCACAGACGCGACAAACGCAACCGCTGATGCGCGCAATGAGCTGTTGCGGCGCGTGGCCCTGGGCCGCAAATGGACGGCGGAATTAATTAACGGCAGCGTGGGATCCCTGAAGGAGCTTGCGACACGAGAAAAGCGCGCCGAGAGCTATCTGTACGACGTGCTGCGGGCGGGCTGTTTGGCGCCAGCGATCGTTGACGCCGTCATGGCTGGCCGGACGCTGCAGTACCCAGTCATGGACACCTTCAAGGAGTCGTTCCCGATCTCCTGGGAGGAACAGGCAACCCTCGTAAGACTGTGGCCCTGATCGGAATGGCCGTTATGCGCAATCGCCTCAGCGGCCTACTTTTTGCCCTCGAGGCGAGCTTGGGTAAAGGCGCGCTGATCTTCACGAAGGTGATCTCGCCCGCGGTCATCCTCCGCAATGGCGTCGATGTACTTCTTGGAAAGGCGTGTCACTTGATCTCGGAGCCTGTGAACGGCCAGCAGTCGAAGTTCAAGATTGGCCTCCGCGAAATCAGTGCAGTCGACGTCTAAGACGGATGATCCAGACACCAGTGAATTCGCTTCCGCCAAGTCGGCATCCCATTCCACCAGCCACTGGCTAATCGCCCCGGAGCGGTACCTGCCTTGGGCGGCTGCGAGTCTGGTCCGAGAGCGCTTCGCGCGCTCCAGAAGCGGAACGAGATCTTGAATGTCTACACGCAACGTGCTCTCAGTTCGCCTCAGGTCTACGCGAAGGTCGAGCGCCTTGAGCTCACTAGTCCGACGAAGAGCGTAATAGCCGGTGACCGCACCTGCGATTCCGGTGATGGCGCCGATGATTCCGGCAACTGCACCGGTATACGCCAGCCAACTTGTCTCCGACATTTGCGCCTCTCTCGTCGTTCCGCCTACTTCCTAGACAAATCGGTCTGTAGATCTGCAGGCAGCGGCGATTCGCTGCCTGTCATCCAAGTGATTTCGATGCCAGCTTCGGATAACAGTTCCATCGCCGCCTCAAAGTGCCCACCCCATCGGGAGTCACTCAGGTCTGGAGGAAGGGCGACGAGACGAGCAATGCCGGACTGCACGATCGCACGGGCGCAATCCATGCATGGGAACCACGGCACGTACATCGTGCATCCTTCGGTCGACACCCCGACTCTTGCCGCCTCGTAGATCGCATTTCGCTCAGCGTGTTCCGTCCATAGGTACTTCGTTGGACGCGAGTGCCGGCTCTCAATTGCGTCATTTGCGCCACGCGGAAATCCGTTGTAGCCGATCGCACGCACGCCACCTTTCGTGTCGACTATTACCGCGCCAACTTTTCGCGACCGATCCTTGCTCCACTCACCCACGTAGCGGGCAAGCTCAAAAAGGCGCAGATCTCGGTTACTTGCCATCTTTCGCTTTCCCCGCAGTCGGGTCTTTGGCAGCTGGAGGGGTTGGAGCCGGGGCCGCTGTCGATGGTGCCGCCGGCAGGTGGAGTGTCGCTGATGCGGCAACCGATTGGGCGACCGCAGGCGCAGTCGGTCTAGGCTTGCTGATTTCGACCGGGGCCGAAGGAAAGATCGCCTTGTAGGCAGCGACGCCCGCCAAAAACAGGGTCAGCCATCCCATCCAGTGATTTCTAATCATGCGCTCGACTTCGTCGCGACTCGGGAACGGCCCGTCCTTTTCGCCCTTCATTACTTCGAAAAGGGTCTTGGGGGACGTCTCAACCGTCGTTGCGTAAAACGCGCGAAGGCGCTCGTCATGATCCGGATTGTTGTGCTTGTAGCCGAACGTGGGCTTAGGAAGACGCTCGAAAATCAGGGTGAAGATGTTCGCGCCCAGCGTTAGCGTCATCGGCACCTTGCGAACATTCAGGGCCTTGATCGTCAGGGCTCCCACGAACCCAGGATCAACGTGGCCGGGGTTGAGGACCAAGAACCCCTTGGAACTGAGCTGATTGATCGCGAATGCGGTGGCACACACGTCGTCGGGAAGCGCCACGATTTCCTTGGTCATGATCGACACGAGTCCCCCAGGGGGAACCACGACTGGACGATCCGCGCCGGAGTGCATCTGATCATCAAAAAGGATGGTCCCAATCCGAAGGTCGTAGCTGCAGCCGCGCAGCTGCTTCGGATCTCCGCCTTGAATAAGGCGCCCCATCGACATCTCGACCTTGATTTCGTCGGCCCCAAGCACGCCGACCACGGGTACCGCCCCACCCAATACTGCGCTCATGCCTCTCTCCCTGTTGCAGCGCATGACGACGCCATCCGGCGCCCCCTCCCCTGACTTTCGCACATAACGGCCCCGCCAAAATCAATTGCTCAACGCAACGGGATCAAGGTGTTACGGGGTAGCTATGGAAAATCCATGGAAAATTACGGGCAATAAGAAAGGCACTTAGATTGCTCTAAGTGCCTGTTTTATTTGGCGGGCCGTCAAGGATTCGAACCTTGGACCTATTGATTAAAAGTCAATTGCCCCACTAACCAGACATCGCCCCAGAGCTCGGCCATGAGGGCTAGGACTGAGCGACTGCACGTAGGCAATGTGGGAATCACGATACCGCTCAAATCGGCCTACGACTTTGGCCAACTGATACGGCAACTGAGAACTGGCGGCGAGTCCTGCCTACTTCGAGGTGTCAGGAGAAAAACTTGGATTGCCAGTTCCCGCGAAACGGCGGCCTGAAGGGCGGCCTTAGAAATGGGAAAGACTGCATGGTCGGCATTGTACGAATCGAACCCATGGCCAAAGTCGGCCTGCGACTTTGGCCGACCATTTCGACAACTGAGAAATCCCGGCCATTTCTGTCCCGCGCGTGCAATATCAGAGACGCGGGCAGTACGAAATCCCCCGGGAATTGCGCCCTGAAGGGTGCTTTTCTCTGAAGCAGAGAAAAGCAGATGACTGTCTGGTGGGCCGTGTTGG